CGCTCATCAAGAAGTACAAGCACGAAGTTCGCATCGTCATCGGCAAGAAGATGTTCAACGGGAAGGCCCAGAATCCCGTGCTCCAGTATCTCCCGCTCGATGCCGACAAGGATGAAGATGATGACGACATCGAAGACGAGGATGATGATGACGAGGAGGATGAAGACTCCGACGACGAGGACTCCGATGACGAGGACTCGGATGACGAGGACTCGGACGACGATGACGATGAAGACTCGGAGGATGACGATGATGATGACTCCGATGACAACGAAGACGAAGACGACGATGATGAGGATGAAGATGAAGACGAGGATGAAGACGAGGAGGATGATGACGACGAGGACGAACGTCCCACACGCAAGGATAAGACTAAGAGCAAGAAGCGAAAGGCTCCTGTCAAGTCCAAGAAGAAAAGCAAGAAGCGCTAGACTCGTCGCGTAGTTTCTTCTCACTGATGCTGGCCATTCTGTAGAGTCGAGTGGCCAGCATTCTATCCCTGACTATGAATAATCCACGAGCTGGAGTGTACGCCGTGTTTGGAACAGACAATCGCGTATACGTCGGTGAATCCAAAGATCTAGGGAAGCGATGTAAACTCGCATTGCGCCTTGGATGGAAAGTGAGATTCTGGAAATACCCAGGACTGACGAAGAAAGAACTCTCATGGAAAGAACAGAAACATACCGCACAGATGAGAGCGGCAGGTTTCATCGTGGTCAGCAATACGTATATCGAATGCGGTATGAGAGGAGGATCTAAGACAGCCGAAGGGAGACGGAAGCAAGGTCAAGCCGCAAGAAAGAACTGGAAGGATCCAAGAATTCGTCGACGCATGGTCGCTGGCCTCGCCAAAGGACGGGAAACTCAACGGAGAGAGTGTGTCAAATAAGACGATGTTACGCGCGGCTCTCCGATACGCGAACAGATACGGATGGAGAATTTTCCCACTCGACGGAAAAGAACCCCGCATCAAAGGCGGATTCCGTGGCGCGACAACAGATGAGCGCACCATTCGCAAATGGTGGTCCAAGTGGCCTGACGCTAACATTGGGATTGCATGTGATAGCGAACATGGACCAGTCGTGATCGACCTCGACGAGCCGAAAGACCATGAAGTCAATCCGTTCAAATTCTTGAAGACGCTCGAACTACCTCGTGAAGGCCTCGTCACTCGATCGGCTGTCAGTCGCAAGGGCCGGTTGCACTTGTACTTTTCTCCTATGCGTGACGGCACTCAGCTCAAGCGCATGATCCGTCCATTGTCCCAGAACGATCAAAAAGTCGCTATCGATATTCTTGGAGACGGTGGCTATGTGGTGGCTCCGCCGAGTATCCATCCAGATACAGGCAAACCATATCGATGGGAACAGAAGATCGATATGGCGCCATTTCCGAAACGTCTATTCAGGTTCTTGAAGAAAGGAAGCATCAAAAAGATCGCGCCGCCATTGCCAACAATCATCCGCGAGGGCGAGCGAGATCAATTACTCACGTCGTTAGCAGGGAGTATGCGTCGGCGCGGAGCATCGGCAAAAGCTATCTTCGAAGCATTACGCATCGAGAATGCATCACGAGTCCGGCCGCCATTATCCGACGCACAACTCGAGAAGATCTCAAATAGTATCGGTAACAAGGATCCAGCAATTGACGAAGAAAATCTTACGGACCTTGGCAATGTCCGGAGATTTGTTTTGCAGCATCATGAACGTCTGCGTAGTATTCTATCGAAGAAAAGCAATCCATGGTTTATCTGGCAAGGAACACATTGGGAGCCAGATCGAACCGGAGAGTCCATGCGTCTGGCAAAGCAAACAGTTCGCTCGATTCACCAAGAAGCTGAGCGTATTCCTGATGAAGAGAAACGCGGGACTGTTCAGCAGCATGCGTACAAATCGGAAGGCGCTGAACGCATCCGTGCGATTCTCGACTTGGCGAAGACAGAACCAGAGATCTCGATTCGTGAAGAACAATTGGATCGTGATCGTTGGCTGTTCAATTGTCAGAACGGAACACTCGATCTCTCATCGGGTCGGTTGCTCAAACATAAGAAGACGGACTACATTACGAAACTATCTCCCGTCGAATTCGTGCGTCATGCAGATGCGCCGCGATGGCACGCATTCCTCGATGATATCTTCGCAGGCGACAAAGCACTGATCGGATTTATTCGTCGTGCCGTCGGCTACACGCTCACTGGCGACGTACGCGAGCATGCATTGTTCTTTTGTTATGGCCAAGGGCGCAATGGCAAGTCGACATTCTTAGAAGTCGTGCGAGAGTTAATGAATGACTATTCGATTCAAGCAGACTTCTCCACGTTCCAATCCACACGGAACGACGGGCCACGACACGATCTCGCGCGCATGCGTGGGGCTCGGCTCGTCACAGCGATCGAAGCACGAGGAGATCGATCGTTCGATGAGACAGTTGTGAAACAAATGACCGGTGGAGATACAGTGACTGCACGTAATCTATACGAGTCATCGTTCGAGTTCCGACCACAGTTCAAACTCTGGCTTGCGGCGAACCATCTGCCACTCGTGAGAGAACAGACCGAAGCATTCTGGTCTCGTATCTTGATGATCCCATTTACTGTCGTCATTCCTGCGCACAAGCGCAAGAAGAATCTCGGACGTCAACTTGTCAAAGAGTTGCCCGGCATTTTGAATTGGGCACTGGAAGGATGTGCAGAGTGGAAACGTAATGGATTGATGGCACCAGACACAGTGCGCAAGGCCATCGATGATTACAAGGAAGAGTATGACATTTTATCCGAGTACTTCAAGGAGCGGTGCAAGCTGAACGATAAAGAATGGACGACGCGATCAGCACTCTACCAATCGTTTGCGGATTGGTGGCAAGAAACTCGTGGTCGCAATCCTCTTTCTCATACAGCATTTAATCGTATGCTGAGTGAGCGTACAGATATCCGCCCACGGAAACGCGAAGGTATTCGTGGATGGCGTGGCGTCGGCATCATTGATGTCCGTTCAGGATTCCGACGATGAGAACAGTCTATGCGTCAGAGTTGCCTCGTTATCAATACATTGTCAGAGGCACAGATGGAATTCAAGAAGTCTTCGATCGCCTCGAGCATGGCGCGCTCGGTGTTGATACGGAAACGACTGGATTCGATTGGACTGTTGATCGAGTCGGTGCATTGTGTCTTGCAGCCGGAGATACGTCCGCATTCTTTGTAAAGAATGCACTCGGACGAGCAGCGAAGTGGTTGGCCAATCAAATCAAACAACGACGACGACTCGTGTTCCACAATGGTAAGTTTGACATGCACATGATTCGCGAAACATTCGGTATCCACATCGCGTATCCGGTGCATGACACACTCGTCATGAGTCGCCTACTCGATAACCGGGGTGTCCCCAAAGAGAGATTTCCATTCTGGTCGTTCAACCACGAACTCGACACACTGGCTAACTTCTATGTTCATATGGATGCTAGCGACGCGCACACCGAATTGATCGATGCAATTCGAGACGTGGTCGGGCGTCGAAAGAACCAACTCGCAGATTGGTTGGTCGCTCCAGTTCGCGTGCAAGGCAAGTACGGAGGGCGTGATCCGTGGTACACTTTGCGGCTCTACGACATGTTCATCTCGATGATCCAGCATTGGCCACAACCTGATGGCTATCCGAAGCTGATGGAACTGTACCACAATGAACGTTGGCTGATGTTGGCCTTGCGCGACATGGAAGAGCGCGGCGTGAAACTGGATCAAGAATTCTTACATCGGTGGCTGGCCAAAGCAAAGCGCCGCACGGACAAGTTAACTGACAAGATGAATCGCCGTGCAGGATACGACCTGAACTGGAATTCCAATCCGCAGATCCGCGAGTTGTTTTGGGAAGAGTTAGAACTCGAACAAGTTGATGGCGAGAAGCTGAACAAGAAAGTGCTCTTACGTCTCGACCATCCACTCGCGACATTGCTCTTGCAGCGTCGCAAGCATTCGAAGATGGTCTCGTCTGGCCGAGCACTGCTGACTAATCTCGATTCGCGTGGCCATTTGCATTCGCACTATAATCAGAACGTTGATACTGGCCGCATGTCAGCAACGAAAGGCTTCCATCAATTCGCGCGTGACTCAGGTGTGCGCAAAGCGGTTGTACCAAGCAAGAAAGGCCTTGTCCTTCGCAGTGCCGACTACTCCCAAGTTGAGATGCGATTCGCTGCGCACTTCAGCTGCGAAGAAACACTCATCAACGGATTCAACAACGATCCAAAGTTCGATACACATGCAGCATTGGCCAAACGAATGTTTGGTCTGCGCCGCAAGCGAGAACCGTCGCATGGACAACGTGATCGCGGCAAGACAATGAACTTCGCCATGCTGTACGGAGCAGGCGAAGACGCGGTCACGTCACAGTTAATCGATAAAATCAGTGCAGAGGAAGCACGACAGTCCTGCATCGAACTCGGTCATATTCCATCACGTAGTGAGTCGCCATTCCGGTCACTAGCAAAGTTGTTGCGCGACGCAGTTCGCAGTTCCTACCCTAGAATGTGGTCCTTCACGAAGGAAGAAGAGGAACTAACGAAAGTTTTCGGCTACGTAGTTGACGCATACGGGTATCATAGATGGCTCGATGAGAACGAAGCCTACAAGGCCATGAACAGCAAGGTCCAAGGTTCTGCCGCGCACAAGGCCAAAGAAGGGATGGTCAATGTCTATCGTGAATTACAGATGGGTACTGGACAGATCGCGATCATCATGCAGGTTCATGATGACATCGTGTATGAAGGTGATGGAGATCCAGAGATCGATCGTCGCGTCCTCGAACTGTTAGAAGACCGCAAGAACTTCTCAGTGCCAATTACTGCAGATTTGAAAGGCAGCGACAAGAATTGGCAGCAGAAGGTGAGCATTAAACTTCCCAAGAAACGGAGACTCGCATGACCGATGAGATTACGCTCGATAATCAATGGCGTGAAGTCGTGCGTCTTACCAATGATCTCTTGATCGAGCGGCATAGCGATCAAGAGATGCATAGTAAGTACATGATGTTACTCAACGATCTTCGCCACGACAAATGTATGGGCGATAAGATCGTTCTTGGCATGTATCGAGCGCCAGCATCAAAAGACCGTCATCACAATGTAGAAGGTGGTCTGACACTGCATCTCTTACAGATGTATAACGCATGGGAAATTTTGCGAGAAGGGATTGTGCGGCGTAAAGGAGAACTCCATCCATGTTTCACAGAGGCCAATGTCTGGCGCGCAATCCTGCATCACGATCTCAACAAGGTCTGGCGCTACGAATTCATTCAGCACAATCCGTGGAAGGTCGATTACTATGAACTCGATCGTCCGGCAGAATTACTCGGTGCGATGTCTAAGTCACAATGGATCATTCAGAGCTACGGCATCCGCCTGTCGTTGCCCCTGGCTAATGCGTTGATCTGTGCAGAAGGTGGCTACTCGCATACACGTCCACGAGCCGAAACAGTGTTTGCCAAGGTACTGTATCTATGTGACGAATTGAGTGCCAATGTTATCGATCGTTTAGATACCGATCGATTCTGGGATTCGAAAGATGGAGGCCTCAATGTCAGCGTTTAAGACACCGATGAGCGCATCGAGTTATGAGGCGAATATGAAACGGATTCAACTTCCATGTTTCATACAGCCCAAACTTGATGGTGTGCGTTGCTTGACTGATGGTAGGACATTCTGGTCACGCAATGGCAAACCATTCTGGTCATTCAACACGTTTCATCTGCAGAAGAAATCTCTTTCGTTTCTTGTCGACGGCGAGATCATGCTTGAAGATCGAGACGCAGACTTCGAGCAGATCATTTCTGTACTGAAACGTAATCGTCATCCGCAGAGTGAAGAACTACGATTCCACGTGTTTGATGTCGTGACACGGAGTCCATTCTTCCAACGAGAACATGCTGTCCGTGAACTCTTTCGTACATTTTCATTCAAAGAAAATTCAGGTTGGCGTCGTGTTCCGACACTCGTTGCACTAGATGCTGCACAACTTCAGCGTATTCATAAAAAACATCTCGGATTAGGCCATGAGGGTTCGATGGTCCGTACACATGGCGGACTCTATGTGCACGGTAAGTCTCGTGACCTGCTGAAGTATAAACCAATGAAAGATGCAGAGTTCGAGATTATCGACGTGCGCGAAGCGAAAGGTAAGGACACAGGAACACCGATCTTCATCTGCGCATGCGAGGGAGAAGACGGCGACAACACATTTCGTGTGCGGCCGATGGGGACGTATAGACAACGCCATTTGATGTGGCGTCGGCGTGCGAGGCTGATCGGACAGAACTTGACCGTCGAGTTCCAGAACCTAACGAAGTATGGCAAGCCGCGATTCCCGCGCGCGAAGATACTTCGGGACTACGAGTGAGGGCGCATGTTGTACATCGGGATTGACCCGGGAGATGCCTGGTGCGGATTCGCTGCACTAGAAACAACGCCCGAAGGAATTATCCGCGTCGAAGCACGAACATACGATGTCGCAAACCATCATGGTTACATTGGGATGGCCACTGACATCATCGATCTCCTGCCGCATGCCAAGCGAACACACATCGTCTGTGAAGACTTCCGCATTCGTCGTGTCGGTCATCAGGCATTCAACGCAGGAAACACGCTTCGTTTTCTCGGAGCATTGGAATTCGGCGCGAGCAGTGTGAAAGCATTTAGCTTCTCGACCGTGTCGCCGACAGACAAGGTGGAAGAAATCACACGTCAACTGTTCGGTCACGTGCTCTTCAACTATCGAAAGCATTGGCCGAAGCCGCGTCACTCATCGTGGCGTCATTGTCTGTCAGCATGGCGAGTGCTTGGCCAATATTTGATGGCGCAAGATCGCGCTGTGCTTGAGCTCCTACACAAAAAGAAGAGGAGCCATCCATGCGCGAAATGGCTCCCTGCCAATCAACGAGTCGGTCGTGATTGCGTTGCTGAAGCTGCATGGTGGACTAAATCAAAAGCCTGAGCTCAATCAGTTTCCTTTTCTATCCATATCTCCGATATCATTAACGTTGAGTTTCCTGCGCACTGCCGTTGGACCAATATCATCTGCTCTCCGATGTGGAAGTTCGACTCCTGCAGTGATCGGTATTTCAGTTTCACTCGTCGCAGGGATGAGAGGGACTCCGATCGACGCAGTGTTACCGAGTGCATCTTCAACGACGGCCGTGACTGGGTCTGACTTACGACGACCACTGCGAATAACTTGAATCACACGGATCGTATTGTTGACCAGAAATTGTCCTCCGTCTTTCGCTCCTTTCGGACTCAGCACATACATCCCTACAAATCCAATGACTAAGGCCACGAACATATCGATATGGCCAATGTCATAATGATGCCCGGTCAGCTTTCCGTAGAGATGAATCGCGATCTCCGCAAGCGCGATTAGTAATGCGATACTGACCAGGAATAATCCGCCCCAAAATCGTGCGCGTAACATATTCATGTCCCGTCTCCTTCTCTTGGACGGAAGCGTTGTAGTAGTCGTCGTTACGGCATTACGTCGCTTCCTCTTTTTCTTTCGTTCATTGGGATATGACATCCGCTACGGACACGTATTGAAGCCCGTGTCGTCATCTGGATCGTCGATTTCCATAGTGATAGTGATCGTAGTCCAATCAGATACGTCAGTCACTGTGAATGCAGTGACTTCCGCACGCATGCGACAATGAAAGAAGATGGACTGAGTCCCTCCAACAGGAAGGGCGGTCGGCTCCTTCGTTTCTGTGTGTGGGCCAGTAACGAGTGCGGCGCCTCCAGTGAGGAGAGAGTACGTTGTACCGACACAAAGATAATCATCCTCTGCACGATAGGTCCGTGCGTCACTCGTCCAATCAATTTCGTATTCGCCATAGTCGGTTGGTCCACTCGACATGACGAATCCTGCGATGGGGAGCGGTCCAGAGAACACGTCGACTTCGTTACTACTTGGTCCGGTCAATCCACTCAGTACGACAATATGTTTCACGATGTATGCATACTCCGCACCGAGTGTCGGATCGATATCTTCAAAGCTGAACGCACCGAAGAATGGTGCAGACGCGACACCAATCTGCACATCATCTCGGTAGACTGCAATGTCCACCGCATTGTCATCAGGTGTGATGTTAAGTTCAATCTTTTGGCTGATCGAAGATGTTCGACTCCACGTTCCTGAATTGATCGTTGGTGCACCGACACCTTCCAATGCTCCAGTTACAAACTCACAGCGTGATGCAGACGGCCATGAATCTGGATCACCAGACAAATATCCTGTCCGGTATCTCCCTGATCGTTTCAATCGAATCTGTGCCGTATATGTGTCTCCGCTGACAAGCGAGAACAACGAGAAGTCTTGATGTCCACTGGCCACAACGACTTCGCCAACGATTGATAAGACCCATCCGTCGCTCTCATGCTGCACCCAGAGTTCGAATGTCTCGTCTCCAACAAGATCTTGGTAGAACGCGCGGAGTACAATGTCGCGTGGCATTCGTTAACTCTCCACATCGCTAAAGACAATAAGTGATTCAGCTTCGCCGGGTGAGCCTGCGACTGAACCTGTGCCTCCACTCTCTTCGAGCACGAGCGTACGCCAGACGCAATCATCGTCTCGCAACGATACGATCATTGCTGCAGACGTATCACTTCCGCGAAGGCCCGCTGCGCGATCAGGAAACCAACTGAGATTCCATGGAACCCACGAGCCGACGCGTGCATCGGGAATAAAGATGCGCATGACTTGCACAGCGATCGATTGCACGCCTGAGCGGAAGCGCTCGAGCACATCGAAGTTTGCAGCTTGTGCGAGTAGACTTCCTTGTTCGCTGATGCCGGCGATATTCAATCCGTCTTCATCACCGATGGCACCAAACGCAGTCGCATCATACGATTCAGCTTGCTGGCCATAGCGCAATTCAGATTCTGGATCTTCGAATGTAATCGTAATGTCGCGCTTAGCCAAACCATCGTACTCGCTGACTGTGATCCCAGAGTCTGGTAATGGAATGAACCATCTCGGATAGATGTATGTCACTTCCGATATAGTTCGTTGGCCGAGATTCCAGTTCGGTGCAGCGACGGTATTGCCATCGGTCAGTGTCGTTGGATTGATCGTCGCGGGTTGAGCGCGCGACACAGGACTAATCCGCATCTGATTGTCCATCGCCGGGATCCAACCGCTCGGCGCAAACAAAGTAGACTCAGTCCAGTCTCGGCCATCCTCAACGACCTCGGTCATTCGCAAGCGTACCTCTTCGAGCATATTATCGAGGGCGTCTTGATCGAATTGAATACGAGAGATGAATGTGTCTGTGGCTGAATCGAGTTGTGCGGGGTCATAAATTAAGCCATCGATTTCATCAGTGGCCATGAGTGAGTACTTTCCATTATACACATTCATCAAGACTTCGCCGAGCGGAGCCTCGACATAGTAGGGAAAGTCTTCGTTCGCTGGACCACGATATCGTAAGACACATTCGATATCAACACCGACATCCGATGTGGGGAACCCTTCTGGGATATCATCGTCGACATAGAGCGTCACATAATTGACACACGGTGACAACTCGCCAAGGCCAGTTAACGATGCATCGATGAATCCTGCGAACGGTTGGAGGAATGTTGATGGCGTCGTCATTCGTGCGATGTTCCATGTCGTGTCTCCAACGACACGCCACAAGACATCAGCATACCGAGCGCCCCAGACGTTCGGTAGCAATTCAGAGATCTCACAGGCAGTCACACCTTTATCCGTCGTGATCAACAATTCTGTGTCGACCATCGCGCCGGTGAAGTGTGCAGCAAAGTTAACGAGTCCCATCTTCTTCGTCACTCCACCTGCCAGTAAGATATCTTGAATGTCGTATGTGCCAATGATCGGTGTGTCGATCACACGATTGAGCAATAGGGTCGTGTCGTATCCATCGACTGTCGTTCCCCAGCCATAGATCGCACCACGAGGAGCAATGCCAGCAACGCCTCCCGTTGTGAACAACGACAGTTTCCGTTCTGTGTCACGTGTGTCTCGGATTGTCCAACGATAGGCAGAGTAGGTTGAGTCGAGTTTTGGAGACCCGGCAGGGCCATCAGCGATGGTGACGTAGCCGATATCATCATCGATCCATCGGCGCAAACGGCAGCGACGTCCGAGCAAGTCGTACACTCGTGCAGTCATGAATCCAGTGGTCTGATCGCCGGGCACTTCGGCTTTGTCAATGACACCGACTTCAATTGTACTGATCGAAGCCGTGCATTTCACTGCATCAATCTCTTGTTCCGCATATTGGCGCGCGGCGATGAGAAATGGATACGCATGATGTGGATCACTGGACACTTCCCACGACACGAACTCACCAGAGTAGTCTGCATCATACGAGTCCAATGAGACCGGATCATAGACTTCCAACAGTAACGAGCATGCGACAGGCATCCAGAGAACTCCGTCGTAAGAATGGACTAAAGAATCCCAATCTCAACTGCGTCACGATAATATTCGTTCAATTGAATACGCTCGCCGGAGCTGAGTGCCTTATCATAAACCAAGAATTCATACATCAGAAATTTCGCAGCGCTTGCAGGAGTGACGTTATTGCCGATGTGAAGCACACCACCGAGAATCGTACCTGAGCATGTCGCGGTGCCAGTCTCTTCTGTGCCACTGAGTGCGATGAGTGATGAAGCATTATTGTATAGGTCCATACGAATGCATGGCATCGCTGCAGGATACTGTGAGGGGGAACCGAGACGATTAAGAGTCCAAAGTGTCGTCGATGAAAATCCTGAGGATGAGCCGAAAATAGACCACGAATTGCTGGACGCTAAATATCCAACCGCACGAGAAGATGCATCTCTATAGAGATTCCCATCCGATGTACCGACGCCGAGTTCTTCAAGCACCATGACGATAGTCATCGGTGCTGCGATATTTGGCATCGTCACTGTCAGATGCAAATTGTTCGTTCCATCAAAAGAAAAGCATGGATATTTATTGTTGAAGCGATGCGGGAAATATCTCGGTCGGCCATTCGATGAGCCATTCGATGCATCTCGACTATTGCCACTGATGTCTGTGATCAGTGTGCAGAGATCCTGTGCTTTCGTGATCGTACTATACTCAGCACTTAACCGCAATTGAAGATTACTGATTGTCGACGGAAACGTTGGACGAGATGCTCCGCCGGCTGGAACAGTCCATGCGCCAGTGCCATCAAGAAACTTCGTGTCATCCCCTACGGTGTCTATTGTCGCTAAGTCGCCAAGTTCAAGATCAGATCGCACGGCCGCAGGATCATCAATGGCATGATCAGCATTCCAGTCGCTGCCTTGAACTTGTCCTGAATCTTCGCCGTCAGGAACGGCAGAGATTTTCGTATGCTTGATGCCCATCAGTCACCCTCCAATAAAGAATGCGTCTTCATCGAATGCGTCGTGATCAAACACACCGTCTTCAAACGATGCTGCGGACGTACGCGCGAAGTATTGAATATCCCATGGACCTGATGTTCGAGATAATACAATCGATAATGTCATCATCCACGGCAGCGATGTATCTCGCGCAGGAGTAATGACATCATTGATATGTGGTGACTCAAGATGACAAGTGAAACGAGTTGGATCATCGTTCGCACTGTCTGGGGTCCAGTGAAATGAATCCCCAAGCTGCGCAAATGTGATCCATGGTTTGATCAACAACCACTCGTCTTCTGTAAATCTCAGTGTCGTGAAAAGCAAATACTTCCGCAGTCGAACGGTTGCTCCTGTCGCTCCCGCTGCAGAATACTGAAGACGGCCTTCAGTACGAGCACCGAATGTGAATGGTGTCTGCGGATATGTCAACTGGAAGGATGATACACCAAACTCAAACAGCGGAATCCATGGAAGATTGAGATCAGGCATAGGTCACGGTACGTGAGTGATGGTCGCTTCACCCGGTTTGTAGATGATGATCAATTGTCCTCGTGTTCCTGCAGCGCCATTTCCGCCGCCAGCGCCAATGCCATCGATACCTTGTCCTCCTGCGCTGTTCTCTCCACCAATTCCACCACCGACAAATCCACGTGGGCCTACAGACGCACCACATGATCCAGCAAAAATTGCTCCGCCTCCACCACCGGGACCAAGCATGGCAATGATACGATGCTCAAAGAGAATGACGAGTCCGTCTCCACCACCTCCAGCCGCAATAAAGCATCCATTACAACCTGAAAGAATCGATGCATCGTTTCCAGCACTCTGCGCGCCCGCGCCTCCACCTCCGCCTGTTGCAGACGCACTATTTGGACAGCCCATGCCAACAATTCCACCACCGATTCCGCCTTGAGAGCCGCCACCGAATTCAGACCCTGCGCCGCCTCCGCCTGCGGCGGTGAATAATGTCGTGACACCGTCAAGTGTAATAGTTGTTGATCCGCCGCTCGCTCCCGTCGGAGCTCCAGGAGCGCCGCCAGCACCGATGCTCCATGTGATGTCTCCATCGGCAGTACGCGTTCCGCCATCGACATGCCCTCCTCCACCGCCATTATTTGATGATCCTCCGCCACCTCCGCCGACACCAAAGATGGTGAATGTCCCGCTGACATGGTAGTGTCCAGGTGTATCGGGCAGGATATAGACGGTCGTAACCGGATCGTCGACGAACTGGATAGAAGAATTCGATGTGAGATGAATATGTGAGTGACCAATGACGGCATCGTATTTCGCAACGACTGCTGCGACAGCATCTGCAGACATCGTAATGATAGCGTACGCACAGAGCAGCGACGCTGCAGAACCCGCATCACGCAGACGGAATTCATATGCATGCGAGTCACTCAATGCAGTCGCTTTGAATGTGTAGGCACGTACGAAATCCGTAAGTATTGCAGAACGAACATTGGTCCCGGTCACTGTCGTGAGCGCGATGACTCCAGCTGTAGTGATCGTAAAACGCCATCGGACTTTATCCGTATTCGTTGTGACATCGACGAGTGCGCCTTCGTACGTTCCTGCGACAAACTCATCTACACCATCTGGACGAACGAACACGGTGATGTAACAATCTTCACCAGCAAACTCTGGCGCAACGACGAATCCTTGCTTCGGTGTGCTTCCAGAGAACACACGAGTAAACTGCACACCGAGATGGCCATCTTCATCTTCGACTGCAGTGCCAGTATTGACCCATGGTGCTTCAGCGAAATCATTCTGCTGTTGTAAGACGAATGGCAGGCCATCGTTGGCAGTAACTAGCCCACTCGAATTCACCGAAGCCGCAGTCGGATTGTCGCTTTCCCACGATGTTGGATCGACATCAGGAATAACGTTGTCGAGGAAATCGTAGAATGTCGGAATGAGTTGGAGTGTATCGTCTTCTTCCAATGGATTGATTTCCGGTTCAATCACCAGACGAGCTGGACGTCCAATCACTGCTGGAGTAATTGGCTCGCGTGGATCGAATTCTGGCAATCCTTCCCACGGAATTCCGGGAGCTCCAGGCTCAATAACCGTGATAGTCAATAGCTGAATACGAGGAAGGCCATCGTCGAGCGCAGACTGATATGTTGATCCGCTTGCAGGTGCATCTAAGCAGACCGTAAAATTTATTGTGAGATCCGTTTGATCAGGAAACCAAATGAATGGAATGCCTGTCTGTGCGAAGTCAATGAATGCTTGAATCTCGGCCCATTGTGCTTCATGAAAACGTAATGAAAATGTAAGGAGTTCATCTTCACGAACGATGAATCCTGCGCGCACACCAGAGTCAGCTTCAATGTCTCCGCCGGCTTTTCTCAGTGAGCGAATCCATGGAGTTGACGGCAGCTCTAGCGTGAGTGTGACATCCTCGCCATAAATGAAGATCGGAATGTTCTGCAGCATTACGATTCTCCATGCGGGACAATGCGGACCTTCGCATTTGCACCATAGCGTTCGATCGCTTGCTGCGATGCACCATGCACGACACGTTGTACGTGTGGATTCAACATGTCAAAGCCTGGACCGACAAGATAGACCGAGACTTCTGCAGATGGTTGATGCGAACTCCCGGCACTATCTCCAGCGGTGCTCCGTGCAGATGCAACGTCTGCGCCTCCTGCTGACCCACCACCACCGCTCGATGGAATTGTTGGAGACGATCCTCCGCCACCTCCGCCACCTCCAACGCTCGGTGTCGCAGCTGACAATGCTTTCCATGCGAGTGCGACTGCACCGAATCCTGCAGCATTCTTCAATGCAGCGGCCGCCGCTGGAGCATTGCCAAAGAGCGCATACGCGCCAGCGCGAACGAGCCATTCCAACGCTTCGATCCCAGTTTGCTTCGCTTTCTGTGCTGCGGCCTCATGGATTCCACCTTGCAACGCAACACCGAGTGCTTCCGCGAGGAAATCTGCGGCAGTCGCTTGCACGCGCATCGCTTCAGTCTGCTGATCAATAGCGGCAGTGACTTCCTTATACCGAGCAACGAGCTGTTTGAATGTCGCATCTTCTGTCCGGTTATTCGCGATGCCGATTTGAATCGCACGAGTCAATGCTTGGCGCTCTTGCCTCATACGCGTCAGATTATCAGTCGCATCGAGCGTCGCAAAGACCAAGTCTTCGCGAATCGCATCGCCCATCTCACGGACACCTTCGACGAATGCTTGATCTTCCTTGCCCAGATCTATGGCCGTCTTCAATCCACCGAGTCGTTCTGTCAATGCAGCAATTGCTTCTTGCGCGCCAGTCTCATTCGGTGTCTCTAACAATTTACTCAGTGCCTTCTGCACATCGTTCGCTTCGATCTGTAACTTATCGAGTGACGATGCACCAGTCGCTGCAGCGATCGCGAGATCTGTCCCAAGGCTCTTGAATAGATCATTCAGCGCCGTATTGACCGGGCCAGTCACATCCTTAAGAAAGATCAATTTCGCGCCGAGATCTCCAAACTTGGTCGTTGCCGGATCAACTCCATTCTCGGCAAAGGCGATTAGCAACTTGGTCGTGCGATCAATTTCTGCACTGACAGAGTTGAATCCTTCGCCGAACAGCTTGTCCATCACAGAGATAGTCTTTCCAGCCTTCTCAAATTCTTCAATCGCCTTTCGAATATTCTCGCTCTCGTCGGTCTTGACATGCTTTCCGACCTGCGGTGCATTCGTGCCTCCAGGTACTGTTGTCCGTGTCGTTGGGCCACCAGCAAATTGATCGCTCGAAAAGAGACGGTTTGCAAACGTCGATGTAGACTTCGCAACATTCTCTTTGCCCTGATTAAACAACTCCTTTCCAGTTTCTTCCAGCGCTTTCGCATTCTCGCGGATTGCTTGCGTGAGTTTGCGGCGCTCGGTCACATCCTGGCCAAGTTTCTCTCGGACGTTATCTTCAATCTCGCGCAGCGACGCCCATGCATCAACGAGTTTACTGATTGCCAATGTAGCGATGCCGGCGGCAGATTGAAAGCCGCCGGTGAGTAACTCACCCATGCCTTTGATTGCACGGATGAGTACGTCTGTCGCATCGATCGCAAACTTGATTCCATTGGTAACCCAGTCTCGAATCTGTCCCTGGTTCTTTAGAACCCAATCGCCGAGCGTTTGAATCGCAGCGCGGAGCACGGAGAACATCGTGGTCGCGCCGTCTCCCTGGATGATCGCATTGCCGAGGTCCTTCAGTACATCGTCCCACGAATTACTCATCTGCTTGAGCTGTCCGTCGAACGTTGCGGCCTCTCGCTCCGCTGCTCCGAACGACCGCGACGCAAGAATCTCCAGTGCTTGCTGCGCCGTGTCTGCTTGAATGCCGAGTTTCTTTAATGCAAGTGTGTTCCCATTCATCGCCTTGGCCACCAAGTCGGTCGCCGGAGCGAGATCTCCTTCGAAAAACTGCGCCGCGACATTAGCGACGAGTCCCATATTGTTCAACGATGCCGACACATCATCAGTCAGTGTGACCAAACGTGTGAGCGAGACAGCGAATGCATCGTCATCGTGAATCGTCGCGTCTTGAAAGGCATTAGCCGTCGCACGCAACTTGATTTCCATCGCGTCGAAGGATGCGCCTGTATTGTCGATCGTTCCTTTCAACATCCGCCAGGCTTTCTCTGACTCAGTCGCTTGCTCGATCGCCGCCGCTCCAAGTTTCTTGAGCGACAGCACTGCGGCGCCGAGACTCAAGTATCCGGCAATCTTGAATCCGAGATTCTTGAACGACGAATCAATGGCGTTCGTCAGTGTGTTGACATCGGACTGTGTTTTCTTCGCACTATCCTTGTCCAACAACAGCTGAATGATTCGTTTGACGATGTTGTCTGCCATTAGTATCTCGGTACCTCAGTCAGTCGAGTCATGTCGCGCTGCCACGTTCCGTAGTCATCAGGCACGACTCCAGCCATCCGTACGGCTTGCGCAGTCGCCATCTGATCGCGCAAGTACGATCGTCCAATGTGTGTCAACGCATACTGATAATGTTGCCACGACAATGGAAATCCATCTGCTCCGCACCATGCAGGGCGGAGGGCCACGAACAGTTGGAGCTCATCTAAGACGTCTGTATCTCGTAGGCCGGAGTCTGATCCGATAAGGGTTGGACGCTTGACCTCGTCCGGCCCTGCAAGAAAAAATCGCAAACGTCCTTAATCTCGAACTCCGATGCGACAAGCAACGGATTACGCATCAAATGAAAACGTTTCAGCCATTTCCGTCCACCAGTCGGTGTCATATATGGCCACATCATTTGTGCAAGTGATGAAAGCTGGAGATAATACTCGACAGAATCTTCTCGCTTTCCAGTGATCGAGAGACGCTTCGCCAACACAGTCACTTGGATTGATCGATCAAGCAAACGCTGGCCCAGCGTGAATGAGACTGGCGGAATTGCATATGCACGATCATGCAGGCGAAGATAGCGAGTACTCCCAAGCGACAGGACGGCCTCCACATTCCGTTGCCGAGGTTCGCTCTGACTCGGCAGCGCTCCGCGAGGGGAGGCCGTCGGCCGCTTCGACCGATGGCGCTCCTCCACCTCGCGGGGTGGAATATATTTGAACGTCCCCATGATCAGGACGCGCCGTTCAAGTCAATGCCGGCCAGGAATGGGTCGCCCGTCGTATAGATGTGGTGGCCTTCCGCGAGGTCGGGGTGATGCATCGCTTGCGTGGATACGGTCTCGATGTTCTTCTTGTCGTCGCCGGCTCCGCCACGGAATCGGCGGGTCGGACGATTGAACACGACACGCCAGAGCCAGAAGCTGGCGTCAAGCAATCGCTGCTGATCGGCAGTCAGTGCGATGTTGTTGAACGTCCATGCGCCAGCGATGTCGAAAGCCACCTCAAAGTCCGTTACGATGCCGTCGTTATCTGCTTCGAGAAACAATGCCTCAGGGAAGATAGCGAGCGTGTATTCCTTTACCGGACCACGACGCGAACGTCCTGCATGCTTGCTGCCCGATGGCGAACAGATTCCGATGAGTGTCGGATCCGCCAAGTACAACGGAATCTCGATCACCGGATTCTCGCCGAGATAATCCATCTCGTGTGGAATCGGTCCAGTCAATTCCGGCAGTGTGAGTCCTGCCGTCGCGCCGTTCGGAGATACGTTGATGTCGCCTTCCGTGACGCCGAGTTGCGTCATGGACAAGGCAGTCGTTGGATCCCACTTGTCGGCGTAGAAGACGACGCCACGACCGTAGGACGCAATGATCCCTGAGACATCGGCCAAGTTGAAGTTCGACATGCTTCCTGCTCCTCCTGAGAAGTGTTGACCTACGTCCTACGAGAACGCGTACTGATTGCGCAGCGCGGCGATACGGAATCTCAAACCCCGACCATAGAAATTGGATCGGTCAGGCACGGCCAACGACACTCCCGTCTCGAATGTAGCGATGACTGTGAAGTCTCCGCCGAGTTTGAACGGAAGATCTTGCCGGAACATGCCACGAATGATTCGTTCGGTCTGAATCATCACAACATGATCCGTGTACCAAATATCGATCTGAATCAAGATTGGTTCCCAGAGTTCCGTCTCTGTATCGCCAATCAAGGTCCATTCAATGCCCGGCACTTGCTGTTCTCCAGAGGGACTCGCCATGCGAACACGATCCTCATAGAGCACACCGAGTGTCGGATGCGCAGCAATCTGCGCAACGACTCGCTCCATCACTTCGGCCCACATCATTTGACTTTCGTCGCTCCCTCGAGGATGGCGTTAATATGTTCCTCCTCGGCTAGAAAGGTGGAAGCCATGTACGGACGTGGAAGAATACGACCACCATTCCATGTCACGCCTCCGAACTCGAGGATCGCAGATTGCGGAAGTGTCGTTCCGACTTCTCCCCAGACGAGATCACCTTCCCAAAGAATCTGATGTGTGATTGACTGACGAAGTCGCCCAGTCAAAGATGCTGGCGCTTCACCAGGAGCCGATGCTTGATGTATCCTTCCCTTCTTTCCGATGCGATAAATTCGTCCAGAACGTTTTCCACTGAGTGTGCGTTTCACTGCGCCTTCAAAGTACAATGTCGCTGCAGTCACAGCGATCTCCGCTCCGGGTTTCAACTTCTGGAATTCTTCCTCACCGATGTTATCTTTGTTCTCCCACCGAACTTTTCCCATGAGGATCATGGCATTCTCCGGCGTTTTGCTTGCAGACGTTCTCGCCGTTCAGCGATTGTGCGCTGATCAAACTGCCTCACCTCGCGGACAGAAGCCTTGTGATAAAGTCCAGGCGCAGGACGTAATGAAGTGGTCGGGCGAGCGGCTCCATTCGGGAATGTAGACGTCAAGGCGATGAGTGAGTCTTTCCCATGTTGAGCAGCGTAGCCGATCTTCTTCAAGACACCGAGGTTTCCATTTGGTAGAACTTTGTCCTGTTGATGTTCATGCCACAGATGGACCAAAATGCCATCGCCTTGTGTGCATGGTCCGAGCGCAGTCTCACAAATGATTGCGAATGCTTTGTCTTCACCTCCCCATCCGTGAAAGACTTGCGGAATTCCGCCGACTGCATCGTAGTTTACTCGCTTCACGACTACGATACCTCCGCCAGGAACTGTCACATGCGGAACACGATCGCATTGCACCATCGCAGGAATCATCGGTAACGTCGATGGATGTTGGCCACAGATCACATGGGTCAATGCATCTTTCGCTCGGTGTACCATCGTGTGTGGCATCGCCCATGGAGCTCCCGCCTTTACTTTAGCCACAGCATCGCGTAGTTTGTCTGGATGAACGATGCAATCTGAATCTGCAATTACGACAATCTCGCCACGAGCAGCGCCAGTCGCGTCTTCGACCGCGCGTCCCTTGATCCAATCTTTATGATCACAGAGTCCTTCGATAATTCGCCAGTCAGCATGATGCTCGGCATAATGCGCGCGGACACGAGTCCAATTTCGCTGGCGTTCTGCCGAGAGACGTTTCGACAGCGGAACGATAATGTCCACACCCTCATAATTGCGTCGCAGTGCTTTCAGCATCGCCGACGTATGTGCTCTGGCCCATCCGTTGACTCTGCGACGCTCGTTGAAGACACTATCTGTATGTTGCCGATAATAAAATGCGGCTCTAGTCGTCGGACGAAACTTCGCGCCGAGCCGAGAGAAACCGATCCAGAGTGCCGTATCCCATGCGCCGAGCATGTCACTACGGTACGGGGATCGATCCCATAACGTTTTCCGAAATGGAGAATTGCCAGAACAGATGGCTGGAAGATCAAGTGCTGCGAGTCCATCGGCGCCTTGGTAGACACGTGCGCGTCGTGCAGGACCAGCAGCGATGTTTCCGCTTCGCTCATATCCGGCCTGAATAACATCGCACGATTCCGAAAGAATCCGAAACTCTTTGATGGCGTGCGACATGAGGAGATCATCGGCATCGAGATGCATGACCCACGGCGATACCGCCATCGTAACCGCGCGATTGCGCGCTGATCCGTAATCCAATTGAGTCGCCGAATGCTCGTGGCGAGTCGCAATGCCCGCTTTCTTGAATTCCTTGATTGCGTCTTCACAGGCGGTGAAATCCTCGACAGTTCCATGAGAGAACATGCAGACACGACCGACACGCACCGTATTCGACAGAATGGATTTCGTCCATTCTGGCAGATACTTTCCATACCGATGACATGATGTCACGATCGTGAGGTCACTCCACTGATCTTGCATTATCTTTTCATGCTGAGGAAGGTCATCGGGCGAGATCTTCGTGTTAACGAACGCCAACCGAACGCAGTGTCCAGCAAATCGAGATATCGCAAAGCCACCGCAGACTCATCATGGTGCGCCGTCACATAGGTTGATACGCGAAAGGCTTCGGTCATGTAGAATGCGGGATCGTCGATGAGACATTCGAGTTGTGTTTCCAACTGTTCGCTATTCACCGCCATCGTATATGGTACTGCGCCGAACTGTTCGGTGTAGCGCCTCGCAACCGTTTCGTCTCCTGCAATCACGGGCAATCCCATCGCTGCCGACTCGAGTCCGGAGCACTGAATGCCGAGCCAGAACGAATCAAACGCCGCGTGACATGTCGCTTTGATGCGAAGTACTTCGTGATGATCCTTATCGTGTAACATCACTGGTTCGACGGGAATACCTCGTGCATTCAAGCGCTCGCACGCAGCGAGAAATTCTTTCGTTCCTTTCCGCTCTGGCTTTGACGGTGAGTGTGCGATGCGGAATGGACTGTTACCATCCCACGGCACGGACAAACGATCTCGCAAGCGACGATATCGCGCCACGGGCATAACGTTCGGAAGGAAATGAGCCTCGACATCCGTTGTCCATGAGAACAACTCGAGATTCGACAACAGGATCAATGCGTTGATCGATCTCGCTTGTGCGTTGTACTCCGCTGCATTCGCTCGCAGTAAGGATCCATGATGATGAAAAACCGTCGGAGACGTTCGGCGTGTTCGCTTCGCTTGGCTCATGACTCCATGAAAATGAAGGACGTCCGCCTGTTGTTGCGCTTGCATCATTTTCACAGAATTCTGGGACATCAACAATCCGTCAGGCACGCCGAACGGCCCCGGTCGATTCTTAAAGAAGAGTGAGGAGTGTGGAGTCGTACGATTGATCGCCGTATGCAAGCGCGATGGAGCAAGGCCATCATCACGATAGACGATATGCGCAATCTGTAATGCTTCGCGCCCACCGATCTGTGTATCTGATGCGAACGCCGTCGGCATTGAGCATTGACTTCTCTCGTCTGCAATCTGCACAGCGTGATTCTCGCGCTTCGCAGACATGCGCGATGGTGACCGGCCAAGCTGGCGTTGATTATTGATCGTTATATTAGACACACGATGCTCAAAGCCAGGGCCACCATATTGATGCGTGCAGAGCACACGATGATTCGCATAGATCCAATGATGCCGACCTTGATAGCGAAGTCCGGGCTGCCAGCGGATCAGTCTTGGTTGTCCATATTGGCGCTTGTAGAGATTGGAATGCACGCGGATCCAACCAACATCGCAAATCGGCACCTCGCGCAAAGCCTGCGGAGTGAGCACAGTCTCATCTGCATCGATGATAAAGAGCATGTCTCCCGCACGCGTGTGTCGAAAATAGAGCGATCGCTTGTCGCATTGTGATAGACCAGCCCCATCGATAAGCGTCGTGCGTTTCATCTTCGACAAGTATTCGCGCGTGCCATCCGTGCTAAGTCCTTGATCAATCGCACCATATGCGCCATCCACAGCGATCACTGCCTCGACGTAGGAGAACCACGACGGCAATGTCTGCTTGAGTGCATCGAGATCATTCCATACGTTGATACAGGCCACGATCCTGGCCGGGCGTTCCGTATCCGACAGTGGTGTGCTGTCGAGTTCACGCGTCGTGGCTGGATTCCAGAATGATGGTTGCGTCATGATGAAAGATCCAAGTACGATATCGCAAGCGCCATGTGTCGTTCAAGTTGTTCGACACCGATGTATTTGATGCCCATCGTGCGACACACCTTGCCGACCGTGCTCCGTCCCATGAACCCATCCCAGACCACTTGTCCAGGACGAACATATTGCGACAGCAATCTCACAACGAGTTCTTCCGGATACCATCCAGATGGTTCTGGATTATAGTTTGTGAGATTGAGCGGAACGAAGTCAGTCACGTATGTATTCGCCCAGAAGACTTCTCGATCTTTACTCCATGCACTGACCTCGCGCGTCAGCTGCATGTGCGACCACTGCTCTGCTTGGTCTTTCCGATGTCGCCATTGATGAATGATCGCTGGCGTCTTCGCGAGACCAATCGGCATTGGTCCATAGGGATTCGTCAACACAAAATCTACCCAATCCGTACACGGCCACTGATCCGCGTTGCCGAGCCAGAGTGTCGTCGTTGCATCGTGATAGGTGATCTTCATGCGACCAACTCTGCTGTGGCTGTGCTCATACCGAATTCATCCAATGTCTCATCATGTTCAGTAATGCGGAATCCCATCGGGATCAATGCTTCCTCCATCGCGACGGAATAGTCACGTCTCCGCCAATCATCAAGGAAAAGAATTCCATGTGGCGCGCACCATTCAGCAAAATACGGAGCGAGTGCGATACGATAGCTCAGATTGCCCGAGTCGACTGAGATGAGATCGAATGGTGGCCATGTCTTGGACTCAAAAGCACTCTGCAGGTAACAATGCTCCGTGTTCAGTCCGTCTCGACGCAATTCAGCACTCGTCATATCGAGCCATTTCTGGTGAGTGTCAGTTGTGATGACAATCATATCAGGATGATCATGCATCGCGTGACGCAGCATGTGCGACGTAATGCCGCTCCCGAGATCAAGGACCCATCGTGGCTGTCGCTCGTAGACCAGATTGACGAGCAGCTGACAACCGACGAGACGAAGCGATGTTTGCTTCCGACGATAATTCCATGGACGAACAGATCCAGACGGTGGTCCGCCGAGTGCGAAGAATCGATTATAAATTGCGGCAACGTTAATCATGCGCTCACCGCCATCGATTGGGAGAGTTCAACGGTGTACTCGTGGGGATCCATCAGCGCGTTATCGAAGAGTTCGGGCACCGAACGATATCCGTAGCCGAGTGAGCCTTGACCCGGACGATAGCAGAGCAGTGCTTCGATCTTCCGCATCCATTCTTTCTTCGAGAGTGGAATCTTTGTGAGACGCATCGACCCGCATATGGCACGCTCCTCGACGGGTTTCGAATAGACGTAGACTCCGTGGAGTGTGACGCGTACGCCCGGATGCTTCTGTGCGAACTTCGATGCTGCATTCGCGCAGAGAATATGCGAAATACTTCCGTATCCGGCATCGATATGGATATCGTCAGCACCGCAGACCGTATGCAGATGCAAGATATCCAACTCGAGGAGATCTTCTATCCGATCTTCGATCATCGCTTGCACATCGAACGGACGTTCGGCCATCACGTCTTCAGGAATCTCCCACGTCTCAAACGCATTGACACGTAAGGCTTCCATCGCGCGCTGCCATTCCACACGACGGAGTGTGTCGAGATTGTCGAGCGGATAGAGCCGTGACTGACGAATCGACGGCTTATTGTCCGTGACAAGAATCACACGAGTCTTGAGACCGGAGAAGTGCGCATGAGTAATTGCGCCAGCCATCGCCAATGTCTCATCGTCCGTATGCGGAGTCAAGAACACTTCCCACAGATCGTTCTCAGGCATCACTCGTCTCCTCGATTGCTGGGAGTACACCATTCCACTCAACACAATCCACTTGCGTGTGATGTCCACGAGGACGGACTGGTTGTTCATTCACTTCCCATGTACGTCCTGCATCGGGACCGGTCAAGGCCTGCACGACATCACGCTGCTGAATGTCGATAGTCGCTTTCCCGTACCAACGAATAATCCCAGAGCGCGCGAGACCTCCATCCTGCGGCGCTTCTGGCGTGCGTGATCGATTAATGACTGCACCGACGACAGCGATGGGTGATAGATTCCGTGTGTCGATACCAGGACCAGACCGAGTCACGCTCGGACGCCAGATTCGAATCGTACTATCGAACCATCCGGTGATTGACGGTCTCGTCATACAAGGATCCTCTTGTAGTGATTGATCGTCAGCCATCCACTCGCGGTGATAATCGATCCACTGATCAACGCAGTCGCGCCGAGGTCCACGGTGTAGCTGTAGTCGCCAATCTTCTCGCTTGTGATTCCCGCTGTTCCCGTCGAGATCGCAATATCGTTGTTGTATTGCCGCATCACGATCTCAATGATCAACTGTTGAATATCGTCTGGTGCGACGACATAGCCATCATGGTAGTGCAGACGAAACTCCACGCACCGATCCCAGAACGGACCCCAGACTCCGAAGGACAATAAGGTGTCGTCGCGACGTTCGTAGTCTTCGAGTTCGATCATTTCGTCCCATGGTCCGTTGTCGCCGATGAGTCGTTGCGACACGACAATGAGTGCGAGTGGATCTGCTGATTCAGGCACATCGGTACTCGGTGTCTCATCGATATGGCCACGGATATAGATCTCCCGTCGTCCGGTGCCATTCACATAGTCCGTGCGAGGAATTGGAGGTTGAAACCGTTGATGCGTTTCGCGCTCCACGAATGCAGTCGCTGCGAGAATCAGTTGTATCAGGTGCTCGTCAGATGAATCGTCATCAGCTTCGATGCCGAGGAGGACCTTGACTTGCGCCAGCTCTACGATCATGGACCGATCCTCGTTGGAGCGTTAACCCTCGGACTTCAGCTTTGCTGCTTGACGCACGTCGGACTTCGTGATCTGCCCATCTCGTCCAGTGCCCTTCACCGTGCTGAGATCGACGTTTAGTTCATCCGCTAACTCGTACACATCCGGGCGGATCTTGACTTCGCCGAGATGTTCAGGAGACATCTTATCGGTGCCAGCGTTGACTGGAACTGTCTCGTCACGTTGGTCGACGCGAATCCCCGGAGCCATCTTGTGTTCACCTTTCTGCACGACCAGTCGCTTCGCTTCGAGATATCGCATCGTGTGCTCCTTGTGCGTGAACGCATGCGTTAGTCTCGGAATACTAACGCATGCGCTGATTTTGAATCACGAACTGCGAACGACTAGCTGTTCGGCGCTTCCGTGATGGCGAACTCGAACGCAAACGGACGCTTGACGGCGAATGCGAGACGCTCTTCCGCGCGAAGCGTGCGGAGGTTGCGAGCGAAGTCGTCGTCGACAAATCCGACAGCCAACTGGATGGACTCACGATCGTAGATCGTTGCACCACGGACACCATCACCGACGCAGATGCGCCGTTCGTCCGTCTCCAGATTGGTCATCGCATCCGACTCCACGACACGCAACGACCAGATGCGCGGGCCACGAAGATCAGTGACGAGTCCCCAAATGTAATGCGTGTCGCTGCCCTTTGTGAGCTCCACCTCTTCCCAATCAACCGGATCGATCAAGACGAAGGTCGGTGTGACGCGACGCTTCCGCAAATCTGTGCGCATTTTGCGGATGGTATCGATCACTGTATCGCCCACATCAGCGCGAGTAAACTCCGGCATGCCAACCGTCGGATCGAACAGACCAATGAGATCTCCGTTCGAGCCGTCGCCCCAGACCAACTGACGCTCTTCCTCGACCTTGATGTCCAACGACATCTCCCCATTGATGATACCGACCAGACGCGGTGAATCGGAGACATCCTGCTCGGTCACCTTGCTGAGCACGGCGATTGTTCCCACCGTCGCATTCTGCGCATCGAATACGATCTTCAAGTACTGCTTTGCAGCTCCGCGAGATTCCTGCGACTGTGCGGCTCTGGTGGTCGCGGTGTGACGAATGTAGCGAACGACATCGGAAGTCGTCGGCGTGACATTCAACACATCGCGAATCGAGAGAATCTCCTGCTCTTCGAAACGAACAACTTCCGGATCACGATCGACCGCAATGATGGCATCGGTTCCCAGATTCGGCAACGTCGCAGAATCAAACGCCTTCTTCTCGAACTCGATGGCGGCTTCGCCCATCAGTCGGACTGCTTTCTTGCCGAGCCGACCACCGACATCGACTTTCTTCGAGAACCCAGAGCCGATCCCCGAGCGCTTGAAGTTCAGGAAGTCGTCCGAGGCAACGAACATGTGGCCCGGAGTCGTCCAGAGCGTCTTGTTGCGGATGTTCTCCGTCTCGCCGGGCAACGTGACCTTGTCGACATTCCGAAGTCTCTTCGTGATTCCGGCGATCTTGTTATAGCGATCGATCTGAGACTGGAGCTCTTCGGCTTCCTGTGCCTTGGCCTCCAGTTCCTCGCCACGCTCTTGTGGAATCGTTCCGGCGGCCATCTCGATCTGTCCGGCTTCGAGTTCCGTCAAGAGACCCTTCAGGTCCTTCTCCATCATGCGAATGTTCGCCGGCTTCTTTTCTTCACCGACTTTGGCGACGAGACCCATGAGGGAGACGCCGATCATAGTCAATGGATCCGTACTTGCGAGTGTGATGTGATGTTCGTGCGAACCAAACACCAGAATCGCGATAATGAATGCAGCGAGAACGAATACTCCTGCGATGGCAACCAAGCGATCAGTGATCGCGAGGCCTCCCGCAGCAAGAGATCGTCCGAGCGTTCCAAATTGCGCACAGCCATGCAACACGCCATGGATCTTGCGCAGAACGAATCCGCCACGAGACACGAGGGTGCTTAACATCGTGTGAGTGCTCCTCCAAAAGGGACAAGTGATACGTGAGTGTGGTTACTGCGCTTCGCGAATATCCGATGTGCGAGCCTTGAGGAGTGTGCGTTGCAGACGCTGCGTGAGTGCATCGCCCATCTGGTAGACGACGGGTTCCCCAATCTTTGGCTCCGATAGAATGCCAGACTTCTTGACGGGTGGAATCTCCGAGTCATCGTCGTCCGTGTCGGACTCTAAGTCCGGGACAGACTTCGGTGCGGGCGGATCATCCTGTTCGTCAATCTCGTCCTCGATCTCATCGTCATCGAGATCTTCGTCCTTCGGGTCCTCCACTTTCTTGTCTACGGGCTGGATCTTCAGCAACGATCCAATGCGTGAGGCAAGTTTGCGAAACATCATCCGGTCGAGGTTGGTGACCTCGCGCGGGTCGGTCAATGCCAGTTGCTTGAGAAACATCTTCACCGACGACGCATCAACAGCAGCGTTCTCGTTCATCGGAAAGAGCACGAGGGAGACTTCCTTCAGATCGGCCTTCTCGATATGACGCACGCGATCGAAGAAGCTATCCGTTCCTTCCGGTTGTTCGAAACTGAACTTCGTTGGAATAAATCCGATGGACATCTTTCCCACGAGCGGTCTGCCCGTGGTCTTACTCGGCCGCAACCGATTCATCACGGCATCTCCCTCTGCGCCTGGAATCACTTCCCACGACGAGAGCAGGCCTTCCTTCGTTTCTTTCGCGGCAGTCATTTGTCCGATGGCCGAAAAGATATCGAAGTGATTATGGGAATTCAGAAGAGGCATGGCATCGCCTGATGCTTTCCAGTTCGCGAGCGTGTCTTTGAACGCTCCCTTGTGGATGACATCATTTCCCTGATCTTTGTCCCATGTGGCCGCGAGCCCCTCGAAGGTCCGGGACGCTTGGTCCGCGGCAGCTTTGAGAACAAACGGTACGACGATCCGCGCCAGTGCTTTCTTACTCATTGTCAGTCACCTCGCTGTAGGTCACGGTACAACGACAATTCGGCTCGGACGGAAAGTCCAGGCCATTCGAGAACACATCGTCGATAGCGACCGTCTCGCCTTCCATCGCAACGTGTTCATCTCGCTCGATATCATCGAGCACTCCACTCCACGTCTTCGTGAAGACTCTTCCCGTCGAGCGACTCAGTTCTTTCAGCGACTCTGTTGGTGCGCCATTATACGCGCGCGTCGTTTCCGTGCGAGAAATTAATGACGCACGGGATGACGAGAATCCGGTCGCTTCACGGATCGTCTTGGCGATGGTCGATGTGGATGCGCCTTCGTCGAGTCCTCCTTGAATAATGCGTGAGACGAGATCCTTCGTCGTGCCGGTTACGGATGAGATCAGTTGTCCGCTCTCGCGTGATGCGAAGGCCACGACATTCTTGTGCAAGAGTCCAAAGCTGATGTTCATATCGGCCGCAACGACCGCGGCTGATCGTTCAGATGCTTGGACGAGTAATGGCGTCGTCGCTTTGGCCCAGGCCGAACGCGATTCATTGCGGAGATATCCGTTCACTGCAGACAAGACCCGCTCTGATCCTCTCGACTTGAATGACATGGCGCGATTTTTCGTGTCAATCGGTTCAAGCAAATGCTCCATGACGATTCGTGCAATGGCGTCTGCGTCGTGTTTGAGCAAGAGCGTTGTATGCGTCATCCAGGTATGGATCGCTTCTTGCCGAAGCGCTTGCTGAAGCGCAGGGGCTTTGAATTTGCGGACGAGTGTGAGCCGTTCCGTTTTCGCGTCCGCGGCATCTTGCGACGATGTGTCATCTTTGGCTGGATCTTGGCCATCAGCACTCGTGCCTCCATCAGGTGGGGTCTTTCCGGCTTGTCCGGCCAAGATATCTGCGAGTGATGGCTGAGTCAGTTCTGGAATTTCATCCGCCTTCGGATCATCAACAGGTTCAAGACCCATCTGCTTGCGTCGTTCGTTGAGCGATGCCGCACGACCCATCTGCACCGCGATAGACACAGCGATGGATTGATCGGCTTGCAGCGACGTGACCTTGCTATCATCGAAGCGAATGAAGTGAGTCGCGTCTTCGTCGACCAGACGCAGCATCTGTCTCGTCAAGATACGTTCGATCTTTCGCCATGCAGGAATGATCGTATCATCATAGGCCATCCGACGCGCTTGTGCCATCTGTGACCACGGACTATTCTGCAGACCGACCTCGAACTGCAAGACAATCGCAGGAACACCGGAGATCGCTGCAACGACCGACTCGACACGATTCATCACTTCGTCAGGCACAAGATCTTTCACGGTCGATTGCAGCGGAACGAATTGACCTCCACCGAGCATGATGAACGGACGTCCTTTGTTTCCACTCTGCGCGTAGGCCTCGATATCTTGCTTGTACTCAGCAAGCACCTTTGGATCGGGATTCCAATCTTTGTCTGGGATGATCACAGCGGATGGCCAGATCGAATTGCCGAGCAGATCGTGAATCACTTTCGTCGCTTGCGCGCCTAACTTCAGCCACGACAAGGCCACATCCAAGCGCGAGCGACCCATCGTCCACTCCCACGCTTGTCCGCTGAAGTCACGAAAGAACGCGCAGTCTTCCGCAGCGAATGTCTCTTGTCCGTTTCGCGTGTTGACACGGAACGAGGAGAAGAGTCGCGTTCCATCAGACTGTGGTTCGAACTGCCATCTGGAGAATGGCGTGATACGAGCGACCGTGCCGACTTTGTCTGTATCGAAAACCCAGAGCGCGGCACCCGAATCATCGAGGAAGTGCGACGTGCATTCCAACAACTCGCCCATGTCGTAATCTGGTGATGGCTCGTCGAGCACTCTCGCAAGTTCGTGATCGGAGATCCATTCATCAGCACCGTCGTCTTGATTCTCTTCAACGACCATGAGCGGCGCTTCGGCGATCTTCTGCGCACGCCATCGCGTCGCGACATACCAATACGCAACGAACGCGAGTGTCGTCTGGCCGGACATCGTCGATCCGGTGATATCGATCGACGTGCGTCCTCCGTCTGGCGAGAAGAAGACAATGTTGTTTCCGTACGCGCCTTTCGGCAAGAGCGAGAGCGATGATGCTTTCTCTTCCATCAGACGCTTCGGTGCTGACTCCGGTGCATCGTGTATAGGAGCCGTCAGTGCTTTCGTCTCCGGAGTGACGAGTGCGCTGAGCACGCGACGCACTAGTGACGGAGCCATGTCCACCTCAGGAGTCGTGTCATCGGTTCAAGTCTCTCATGCGAAGAGGTGTGTTCTTCGGTGGATGTCCATTGCCGTTCCCGTGCCCGTTGCCATTTGTGATCTCACGGACGCGTTCTTGAATCACTTGTGTCGGTACTGATAGAGTCGGTGCAACGACCATATTCTCATCGTATCCGCAATGCAGACATTCGCCATCGTCGGGGAGCAACGACTCACATTGGGGACACGTGCGGACTTTCTCGGCACCGATGAAGATGAATCCCGCACGGACACGCGGTTTGATCATCAGTTCGAGCGCATAGCGCAAGGCGTCCATCAAATGATTGTGCTTATCGACGACGATCGGAAGGACATCGCCAGATTGTGGATCGATCTTGTAGCTCCACAGTTTGCACTCGTCTCGTGTATGAATACAACGAGGGTGCACGACGATCTGTTCGTACGAGCGGAGATGTGCTATCCCGTCTTCGACGGAGCCCGGTCCTTTCTTTGCGCCCTCGATGCGCGGAATTCCGTGACGACGGATATAGCTGATGGAATCTGGACGAGCAGAGTCTGCACGAACAATGTACGACCCAATCTCCGGGATGATGCCATTGATCGCTGCTGGAGCTGCGTCGATATCGAGTCCATGCGCATAGACTTCGTTTTCAATAAAGAGCACGCGGCCTTTGATCCACGCTTTAATCGTTGTGAATGGATCAGCACCGAACCCGAAATCCATTCCGTAGTAAGGCCCGTTCCATGCATCGTCGATCGGATATCCGTCTTCATCCAATTCCACGGTGAATTCTCGGACACTCCATTTGTCCTTGAGAATCTGTGCCGCAGAATGTTTCCGGATGTTTCCACCCCAGACATGATCCGCGGCCTCTGAATCCGTTTCGTACATGTAGTCTTTCTCATCACGCAACTCCTTCGTCAGCCACGGATTATCTTCCCAACCGACTTTCACCTTCCACGTATCGGTCGGACTCTTGAGAATGAATCTCGTGTAGGTCGCATCGGTCTCGGCGTCTGGGTTGAATGTGACCCAGATTTCTGATCCTTCCTTACGGATTGTGGGAATGAGCACCGACCACGATTCTTTCGTGATGCGCTCAGCCTCTTCCACCCAACAGATGTCGACACCTTCTAACGACTTGATCGTGTGTGCGTTGTGACGGATCCCCATGAAGATGAACAACGATCCATTCACATGACGGATCTCACGATCGGTCACAATGAATCCAGGCAACTTCATGAGATCAATCTGATCGCGCAAGAGTTGATGCACAGAGTCGCGCAGAGACGACTGCATCTCTCTCGCACACAGGACGCGAATCTTCTTCTGTCCCGCTTTCAGCAAGAGCGCGCGTGCGACCGTCCATGATCGTGCACCGCCGCGACCTCCCCACAGAATCTTGTAGCGATGCGGACGCCAGAGTTCGATCGAATATGACGGAAGTTGAATCGCACCTTCGATCACCATCGCACGTTCTGCGATCCGCAGATCAGTTCGTGTTCGTTTCCGGCGCTGACTCTGGGTCATGGGATCACTCCGCAGAAGGGAGGAATATGATCGGGTGTCCCATGCCAGAGTCGATGCGACCAGAACGTATTCAGAACGACCATCGCGCGATAGAATCGTAGATCAGTGAATGAAATGAATCGATGGGCCACCGACGCCGAGTGTAAGAGATCGATTCTCATATAACGACCACCTTTCCGTCTGGTCCGATGAACTGGACGAGTACCGGACGTGGAGCGCCGGATCCATCGCCATCAGACGGTCCGCCGAGCGCGAGCGCAGATTTCGGTCCGTACTCCGCAGGATTCGATGTTCCCGCGAGCCACTTCGCTGCTTCGATCTGCAACTTGTTTCTTGTCATGACGATCTTATCCCGCTCGCGCAGATCCCCGAGCACAGATTCTAAGATCATCTTTCCGTGGAGCATCGACTTCTGTCGCGAGATCTTTGTGATTGCGCGCTGAATGATCTTCTGTGTTTCTCGCAAATGCTTCCGTGTGATCGCATCGCGTCCTTCTGCGATCGTTTGAACGGAATCGGCGAGTGCACGACCTTGAAGGATCTTTGCGCGTTTGTATTCTTCACGGAACGGCGCATGGCGTTTGAGATCGACCAGATGCCAGAATTCCGCTTCCTGCCAATGCAGTTCGCGGATTGCGTCTCCCACCGTCGATCCTCCAATCATTCTCCAGAAGACATATCGCATCTTCTTGATCGGATGCCACTTCGGAATGGATTTATTCTGCCAGCGCATGAAGTGTGCATAGACTGTGGATGCGTTCAGTCCCATCTGCGCTGCTGACGCAGGAGGTTTCCCCCGCTGCGTCGGCTTGACCTTCTTGCCCGCACCGTTCTTGCTGGCCACGTTACGCGTTCATGTTTTGGACCCATCCCAGAGGGGCAGACTTCGCGCACGTTCAATATAGCCATCCCATGGGACAAGCGCAAGGAGCTACTCCAGCTCGCTTGATTTAAGCGGACTCATCAACAAAAATACCCGAAAACCGGACCTGGCTAAATAGTAGCTATAGGGGTGTTCTGTATAGCTTTGATATAATGATGTTAGAGTACTATAGGGGAATCAGCCCCGTAATATAGACATAGTTCAGTAGCACAACAGAACACTGCCTAGGGGGACTCTGCACACTCCGTAGAATCTCGCCCCAACAATCTAGAAACGACGATTTCCCCTATGGGAAACGGGGCAGATACCGGGGCAGATTCCCAGTGATAAAAGAATCGCATCCGCGAACGCACGGTTTTCGCCCATGGCCCACCGTAGCAGATATCCCCACAGTCACACCGTCATATCCAATCTATTTCTTAGGGTTCGTTAATCATTTTTCCGTAGCATCTACACCCAGAGCAAATCTCCACCATGCTACCCGTATTCGCCCCACCCTGCCTCGTAAGTGCCATATTCCCCAGGCAGTTAGCCTCTACTAGCGGTTTGCCGCCATACCATGTAGTATTCCAGGCGACCGCAACCCCACCCCAGAAAAGACCAGAGGCACACGATGCAACAACCGATCGTCATTCCATCGAAACTATCTGATGATCGCGCGGTTCGAAATTTAATTACGCAGTGGCGGAACTGTTGTATGAGATTTCGTATCTGCTGCGCGCGCGTCAATTGGAATACGACGAAGAACGCCAGTGAGATCGAGAAGAAGCGTCGCAAAGAAAAGTGGGAACTCGTCTCACGAATTCTCGAGATCGAGCGGACGATCATTCTGTGGTGTGCGAAAGCGACGCATCATCCCGATATCTGGACATCGAAGAACCCAGACACACCACGATCACGATTGCACCATCTGCAGCGGGAATACTACACCAATCATCGTCAATCTTTACAATGCACTGGAGACGCACGAAAGAAAAAGAGACAGACGCGCAGCATCATCGTGCTCGAGATCCGCGCCATTGAATATTCGTGGATGCGCGCGGTGTTCACCGCAGTCTATCCAGAGCTCGGACCGCCGAACGCGATTCTCATGCATCCGACAGAACTTCGTCCACGGAAGCTCAAGAAGGCGACGGAACGACTCAAACACGAGTTCGCGCCATGATCGTTCAGCTCATCGCCTTTGGCGTCGATATTCCAATGCTCGATGATCCGTTCTTGACGCAGGCAGATCCCCTGCTCAGCACGATACAGATTCGAGTGCAGATTCCATGTGCGGCGTCGTGGTCGCCAGGAGCATTCCAGAAAGTTCAGATCGCTGTCTTTCAGAAAGACGTCACGCGGTCCGACACGAATCATTTCGTGTTCCGTCTCAGAAACGCGCCACCACCAGACTGGTCGTGGGTCATCCATCGCGGGATCATCTCCGGCATTCCAACCGCCATGCTCTACCGAGGACTCTCATGCACGTAATTCATGCCAACAACGTCAACGATGCGTACATCCAGGGTCTATCATACATGGCGGATCATGGACTCATCACTCCATCGCGCAATGGTCCCGTGCTCCGCATTCCGCATCCCGTCGCGACAGTCTATCGATATCCAACACAGCGAGTCTTGTTCAACACACAACGCGACGCCAATCCGTTCTTTCATCTGTTCGAAGCCCTGTGGATGGTGAACGGGCAGAACGATGTCGCGACACTCCGCCAGTTCAATCGGACATTCGGCCAGTTCTCCGACGATGGAATCACATTCCATGGCGCGTACGGCTATCGCTGGCGACATTGGGGAGCGCGGCCACTTCCGCCAGATGTCATCCATCCCCTGGGACAATCCGTTGGAATGGATCAGCTGGCCAAGATCATCACCATGCTCCAACGCGATCCCTCATCACGTCGCGCGGTGATTGGCATGTGGGATCCAGCGCGTGATCTCGATACGACCAGCGGAGACATTCCATGTAACGACCTGATCAAACTATCAATTCATTTGAATCGTCTCGACATGCAAGTCTACAATCGCAGCAACGACATCGTGTGGGGATGTTACGGAGCGAACGCGGTCCACATGTCGTTCCTGCAGGAATACATCGCGGCCATGGTTGGCATCCCCGTCGGAACCTACACGCAGATCAGCGGCGACTATCATGCCTACGTCGAGACGCCATATCGCTGGAAGAAATATTATCCGATACACGATGTCACGAATGCATACGAGTACGAGCACACGACGTATCCGCTCGTGCACGCGCCAGTAGTCTTCGATAACGAACTCGCCAAGGTGATGTCGTTCGTGGCCGACGGATCATTGGCCGATCGTACACTCTGCGACTATCAGAATTTCTTTTTCGTGTATGTCGTACGACCGATGTATCGCGCGCATCGACACTACACGAACGGGAATATTCCGACAGCACTCACAATCCTTGCCGAGGCGAACGTGCTTAAGCCCGGCGCCACCGAATCACGCACGTTCCATCCGTCGAACGACTGGCTCTCGGCAGGAATTGCCTGGCTCAAACGTCGTGCTGAACGGAGGCCACATGTCTCGGCATGAACGGATCAACACATCGCGGCTCTGTCCCATGTGTCGCGGATCGAAATCGCTGAACGGACGGCGCTGCGAGATGTGTCATGGCGATGGACAAATCAGTCTCATCGCAGCATACGACACAAAACTCGACGCGCCAACGATCGATGCCTCTGAAGCATCGTTGGTGAATCGTATCCTCCATCCTGACGAACCGCTGACGACCATTCGTCGCTCTACCATCGCGATCGCCTGGGCGGAATACGAACGTGCCACGTTAGATCCGATTCGTGCAGGGCCAATCCAGCGATCAGAGATGCGACGCGCATGGTACACGGGCATCGCATGGTTGATGGATATGTTCTCGTATACGCTGGACGATGGGGATGAACCGACGGAGAACGATCTCGCCTATCTCGATGAGGTCTCGAAAGAACTCTCGGCGTTTGGCGAAGCGATCAAGCGAGGAACAGCATGAAACAGATCATGGATCTCGTGACGGGAGAACGACCGCTGCGCGTCTGCGGAATTCCGGTGTATCTCGATGAATCCGGAATGATTGAGCAAGCGGCGATCATCATTTCTCCAGAAATCCTTGAAGATATGATGCGTAGTCAGGTCGTCTGGTGGCCATTACACACACAGATAGATGCAGCAAAGGTATTGCATCTCGAAAAGACTGGCGAGCCAGTTGACGACGATCAGCATGCCATTGATCTCGTGATCCGCAATTCACCGGAGGACTACGACTAATCTGTGGACTATGCCGCCGAACGTGCCATCCAGATTCTAGTCATCGATCTTGTTCGACGCGCAGGAGTCAGCGCACAACGTATTCGAGTCGTCATTGAAGTTGAGTCGAATGATATCGCTGCTCGTACGATTTCGAAAGTCGGTACAGGGTCCTGGAAGTATGGGGCTGAAATCATTGAAACTGAAATCGTCATCAAAGTCTTTCCGGGAGCAGTATGAGCGAACACTTTATGAAGGTCTGCAAAGTCTGTCGCTCGGTGTACGCGTTCGCTATCGGAGAAGGGAACGTGCTCGCTGCATGCAATCGATTGCGGAACACACGGGAACAGGGACAAATCGTTTGCTCGGGTCGACTCGACGCGATTCAACATGTTCGCACAAAAGATCCCGCATTCCTTTCGATCGAAATGCCATGCATCACCCTGCCGAATGGCGAATGCGTCAGTCCATTTGATTGTGTGCATGGCCCACCACTCACGTCAGCAGAATTCCAAAGCGTGCTCGATAACGATATACGCGATTTTATTCGTCCGTACAAAGAAGTGATCCGCAAGTTTCTGAAAGCATCGCAAGGGACATACGCACTCACTGCAATCGATATCACCGTCGCTCGCGACCTCATAGACGATTCCGGAGTATGACACATCCAGCGAAGTCTCTCATGAATTTGATCAGCGAGCATTTCGAAACAGAATGGGGATTCTCAGGAACTCGCGCGGGGATGTCACACACACAGTACGAAATTATTCGTGTCTGTTTGTCTATCGGGAAACCTGCTATCGTTCGGCACGGAGGCGCGTATGGATCGGATACAGAATTCCACGCACTCTGGCGAGAAGAATGTCCATTGCGATTTGCTGATATCTGGCCGGCGGATCAATCGAGAGTCAAACTATTTGATGGCCAAGATCATGTCGCGATGAATTCAGTACGTCCGCCACTCACACGCAATGAAGAGATCGTCAAGCGCTCAACGTTTCTCATCGCAGCGCCGCATTCTCAAAAAGAAGAACTCCGCTCTGGCACGTGGACCACTGTACGCATGGCGCGACGGATCCATGTTCCAGTACTGATTGTTTGGCCGAATGGCGTCATGACATTGGATCACGAGAAATTCTTGACGCGGATTTATCGATGAGTATATCCTACGGGGTCAAGTCGCTATCGCCAGGAACACGGAGTCTCTTACTTCGCTTCGAGCAAGCGGTCCGTCAACTCGAAGACGCACGTCACCACGGACTCATAGACATTACCATGGAAAAGGAGGATGGCTACGTTCGAGCAAAGAAAGCGATAGTTCGACGACTGCGCAGATTAGAAGGGACTTTACCCTATGATATGCGCGGTCGGACAGGCAAGGAGAACCAATGACCATTGTTGCGAATCCCCGCATGCCCGAGATTCTCGAATCATTGTCGAGACTCGATGCACTCACCGCGCGACAGCAAAGCATGCTTGTTATGTCGCGACTGCTCCAGGAGATGTTCATGGTTGACGAAAAAGAAGTGAGAGATGAAATCACGCATTTGCGTGGGATCATCATCGCAGATCAGAGCACCGATCAAGAAGCGATCAATTTGCTCGTCGCCGTTCGTGGCGCGTTAATGCAGAAAGTCGCAGAACTCCAAGCGCAGATCGATGCGGGTATTCCGCCGACTGTCGACTTCGCTGGGATCCTTTCAGATCTCCAGAGCATCGAAGCGCTCGTTGTTCCCGTCGTTGTTCCGCCGGGCGATGCTCAGATTCCGCCGGGAGAAACTCCGGTCGGTGAAGAACCGGGAACTGCGACGTTCAAAGCCCCATGAACGCCCTCCTTCGGACTACACTCGTGCGCAGTGCATTCGTTGCGTCTGGCGTTGTGGCTGGCGCTGGAGGCACGGTTGCACTCTCGTCCGGAGCGCATGAAGCGATCCGCATCGCTAAAGGCGACACGGTCTCGGTCAAGTTTTCGATCAAGACTGACACAGTGCTCAAAGCACTCGGCGGTGCGAGAATCGTTGGACGAAGTTGCGGCAATTCCTTTGTCTATTTGCGGATCTGGCACGGGACAGTTCAGATTTCTGCTGACTCAGTAGCGACAGAAGTATCGTGCGGGACAGTTCCTGTCGACACCATCAAGCCGGACACAACGCCAGTATCAACCCTGGACGCGTGTTTCATTCCTACGGATTCTGCAGCCAAGTATGGAATCCGCGGAGATGTGACGCTCGACTCCACGCAAGTTGCATTAATTCAGCCATGGTGCAAGACCGTAGACACGCTCCACGTTGATCCGACGATGATGCCAGTCAAGGCACCAATCAAGATTGCTCTGGCACCGAAGAAACCGCATCCAGATCCATCTCCGCCAACAGTCACAATCACTGGTGTCTGTTGGACTGCCTCAGACACCGCAGAACTTCGGAGGATTCGCGCGGACACATCCAGCGGGTACACCGTTCCTCGCTGCTCATCTGATACGCTCACTCTCCCATCAAAGAAAGGTTAATCATGCCGAAGGGGTTTGGCGATATGACACCGGAACGCCATCGCGAAGTTGCGAGGCTCGGCGGACAAGCGGCACATAAGAAAGGCGTCGCGCACAAGTGGACAAAGGCTACAGCGAGCGTCGCTGGAAAGAAAGGCGGACAGTCCGTTTCGAAAGATCGCGCGCACATGCAAAAGATTGGTCGTGCAGGCGGAGCAACGCGCGGTAAGAAATAGATGAGTCCTGTCACTGGATGGATTTCACAGGGGTCCATCCAGTGATCTCATTTCCCTCGGAGCAATTGCATGATTTATGGATTCCCGAAGCTGGAGCAGTTGCTCTACTTCATTCGAGAACGCCATCACATTTGGAAGCGCCGATTTCATCTCAAGCAAGATGGTCCGCCATGGACGAAAGATCCGATATTGTTGGTGTATAAATTCACCAACGTCTATCGCGAACTCGATCGCGTGACGCTATGGATCAACGCGCATTGGCGGACTCCGTACAAAAATGAGAAGCATCTTTGGTTTGCGATGGTCGTTGCGCGGCTGGTCAACAATACTGACACGCTCGCAGAGCTATCGCTTCCTGGCCGATGGAACCGCGCGCAGTTTCTGAAAGTCATGGCGCGTCGTAAGGCCGAAGGGCTCAAGCGATTCGGTGGCGCGTACATCGTGTCGACCGGTGGACGGGCGATGGACAAGTCCGAGTATCTCGCAGACTACGTACTCGATCCGATGTGGGAAAACAGAGCAATGCTTTGTCCGGTCCGTCATGAGTCACTGGCCAATTACCATCGTATGTTGATGAAGTTTGATGGGATGGGTTCGTTCATGGCTGCGCAGATTGTGGCTGATATGAAATATGTTCAACCACTGAAGAATGCAAAAGACTTCTGGACATTCGCATCATCTGGTCCCGGCAGTCGCAAAGGGATGTCGTATGTGATGGGCATGAGTCCGAGGACGAAATGGCGCGAGGATGAATGGCACGAATCATTATCGGAACTGCACGCACTCGTGAATCCATATATTGCGCGATGGAGATTTCCACGTTTGCACGCGCAGGATCTACAAAATTGTCTCTGCGAATTCTCGAAGTACAGTCGAACCGGAGCAGGAACTGGCCGGCCGAAGGCAAAATTCACCCCGTATGGAGGCTACGATGCCTGATCAAAGAAATTACTCGGCAGATCAACGCCGACGAATAAAAGAGTATGGCGATATCACACTCGACACGCCGCCAGATCAATTCAAGGCGCCATTTCTCCATTTGAATTTTTTGTCTGAAGTGCTCCGTTCAGATAGTATCGCGATCATGTCGGTGCAAGGAGAGCCACAGATCGCGCCAGATATCTTTCACATGATGACAATTCTGTGGGAGAAGATTGAAGGGCATGCTGCAGAACACAAATATGATATCTTCGCTGCACTTCGCACAGAGAACGATTTACTCATCGACGCAATTCGCAGACTTCGACACAATCTTGCACGTATCGAAGCACGCATGAGATACATTACTCAACATTCAGGCATGTCGCCCATGCCGAAAAGCTACATCAGCGAGATTCCGACCATCATAGAAAGGGACTACACCTTCATCCTAAAGCGTGATCAAGAATACCACGCATCATGGTTGAAGCGCGGAGGAGTCGGTGCATTCATGATGCTCGCGCGCAAGTGGGATCGTTTCTCGCCAATGGTCATCGAATTTAATAACGATCCTGTCGACATGCTGCTCGCTCGACCAGATCGTGTTGATGATGTTCAAGACCTTCGACACTATCTCGCGCTCGTGAATGCGGAATGGAATCGCAGGACACTGCTCGCACGTTCTGGTCCGGTTTGATATCATGAATCAGAATCTTATTGTCTATGTCTGCGGTCGTCGCACCGGAATTCCCGACAAGGGATACGCTGCGATTGAGGGATGCGCGGCGAGACTACGGTCGCTTGGCCATCAGGCAATCAGTCCCATCGATGTGAACATCAATTCGCTCGGTGCAGAATACTCTCCGGAGAACGACAGGAGATTCCGTCCGGCATTTCCTGGCTTGCGTATGGACATCATCACGATGATGAGCGTATGCAATGCTATCGCACTGATGCCTGGATGGGATCGTGCACTCGGATGTCGCGCCGAGGTCGCCGTGGCCATCACACTCGGATTCGCATTCATCGATTGGCAAACTGGACTCGTCATCGAACGGCCAAGTCATGTCACCATCGATATTGGCTATCGCGAATTCCCTGTCTCGCAACTCGAAATAGACTCTCCAGCGAGGATTGGATGACGATTCCAAGAGCATTGCGCAGATACCGACAACATAGAAACAATGCTCTAAGACGTGGTATAGCATTTCAATTTACATTCGATTCATGGATCGCATGGTGGAGAAAGAACCTTGGACCACGATGGCTAGATCGTCGTGGTCGTGGGAAAAATAAATTCTGCATGGCCCGGAAGAATGATGAAGGCTCGTATCATCCGAGAAATGTAAAGTGCGTTACGTTCTCATGGAACAGCCATGATCGTGAATGGCTATTCACCGATCCAGCGTATCGTGCTCAGATGCGTGCAGCGAGCGCGAAATCTTCTGGATCGACTGGACATCCAACGAGTACTAAACAGAAAGCTGCTGTCGCAGCATCTAATCGTCGCAGAGCGCGACAAGTGAGAATGAAATGCCGGTGAACATCGATTCAACTGCAAGGAAATATTTTGGGAGAATGTCAGAGACATACGAACCGAATCGAATCACGCAAGGCCGATGGAAGATCGAGAATGAAGAAGTTGAGCGTCTGTTGGCAAAGTTGAAACCGCGGTCTGTGCTCGATGTTCCCGTCGGGACTGGCCGCTATATCCCAGCGTACGAACGACTGAATGTCAAGCGTGTGATTGGCGTCGACGTATCCGATGAGATGGTGGCGCAAGCCGCGAAGAAAGCGAAGCGAGTAAAGAATTGTAAAGGCATTACACTCAAGGTAAAAGATGTTCGCATGCTCAAGACCGAGCCTGTCGATGTTTCAGTGTGCGTTCGCTTTCTTGATCTGATTGATGAAGAGGCGATGCGACAGGTCGTCAAAAAGTTGATGTCCGTGTCTGAGAAGGCGATCATCTGTACGATTCGTTTCGGTCCAAAGTATGTTCCAAAGAGCAATACAGCAGAGCACGATGAAAGTAAGTTCCGCAGTTTGCTCAAGAAGAATGGATGGAAAATCGCCAAAGCCATTCCAGTGTTCACGCAAGGATGGTTCATCCTCTTGCTGAAACCGCAATGATCATTCTCATTCGTGGAACGAATGGCTCTGGGAAGTCGTACGTCGTGCGCGAAATTATCAAGCAAGCGACGCTCCAAACGAAATCCGCCATCGATCTGCATCATGGCAGTACATTGATTGCATTAAAACAAGTTCACCATCCAGTCTTCATCGTTGGGCCATACGTTACTGGCCGTAGTATGGGCGGATCAGACTGCATGAAGCACAGCGACATCTTTCGTGTGATTCAAGACGTGCTCATCCGCATGGATCTACATATTCTCGTGGAGAATGTCTTGATCTCGGGAAAGAAATTCTTCGGATATCACGACGCTGGGGAAAATGTGCATCTGTGTCTCATCGATCCCCCGCTGGAAATCTGTGTCGAACGGATCAAGTGGCGCCAATCATTGAATCATCGGAATGCGCGAGTGAGTCTCACAACGATGGAAATGAAACAGCGTCGTGCGCGCGCGATGTTCGACGAGGCACAAGAACGAGGAATGCCGTGTCATCGCACCAACGACGCCGTTCCGATGATTCGATACATCACCAATCTCTTAAGGAATACATGAAGTTACGCCTGGGAATGTTCACGTTCGTCAAGCCGAGTAAAGCATTCTTGGTTGGAAAGAAAGTTCACACAGTGATGTCCGGCGGAACACGTATCGCATATTGGCTGGCTGAGCAGCTCGGTGCAGAGTTCATGTACGATGAACAGATTGAAGACCGGAAATATGATATCTTGTTTATTAATGGTCTCGCACTGACTGGTGATACGATCCGCGATGCAATGGCGAAGGCAGTTCGGCGCGCGAGACGCATCGTTTGGGTTCAGAACGACTACATGATCACAGCGCCAAAGGCTGATGGTAATGCAGAGTCATCATTTCGCTACGCGTTCCGCTGGCGTCGCAAGAAGGGCAAGCCAGATACAGATTACTGGACGACTGTGACCGACAACGTTCAAGGCAAAGGTGATTTCTTCGTGAACTGGAATATGCTGTCGGCGCTCGAAACACCACTCACGATTCGAGAGCCGAAGGATGTCGATCTGTTCTATTACGGATCGTTCCGCAAGTATCGTGGTCCGTCGTTCGATCGATTCTTCGAAAAGAAGTTTAGCAAAATGAATCGTGTCGTGAGTAGCGGATCGCCTATTCGAGATAGTCCATCGCGACCGGATCACAATTTTCAACGGTACAGGCACATCACACTCATTCCGAAAATCTCCGAGCGATTCTATCGCGAATTGAACGGCTATGGCTTCGGCTTGTATATCGAAGATGCACGGTCGCATAAGCAATTTCACTCACCGGCCAATCGATTCTATGAAATGTTGTCGGCTGGTCTACCGATGGTCTTCGAACCAGACTCGCGCACAATGCTCAAGAAAGCCGGATTCGATCCCAAGGATTTTATCGTCCGAAAGATGGATGACATCTATGCGCTCAGCGGCGAGCGGATGGAAATTGCTCGTGAGCAACGTGAGCGATGGTGGCGTCCATTTCGGCAGGAACTCAGTGACCGAGTGGCGTCGGTGCACGCACGATACGTGAAGCGTTTCTTTTGAGATCGATATGAAATCCAAAGCTAAGCCAATAGAGATCGATGAGATGTGGGATCCGCCTCGTGTTGCGTCGTTCATGCAATTGACATATCAAAAGGCGCGTAATCAAATGCTCGAAGGACGTTTCGGTCCGTCGGATTACGACCCGATTAAGCGCAAACTGACTGTGAAATCATCGCGCGTTCGAGCAGAGAAATCTCGGACCAATAAGCTCCATAGATAGCAGTAGCGTTCTGTAATGCACTGGCCAGCACACTATCGTTGCGCTGATCACCAGTGTGTCAGCTATTGGCCCTAGCTGGCGCTAGCTGGCCCGAACCGGCAAACATCGTACAACCTGCCACCCGAGCGAGACGCGCTAAGTGCTTGATTTATAAGCACTTAGGGCCGAGAAAAGGACCGAAAATCGCCCGATTTAAGCAGCTGGGACAGCTTAGGACCGCCCTAGCCTCCTACCGTAAGTGCTTATAAATCAACAACTTAGCCCTATTGCGCTAGGGCTTGCAAAGCACTACCTTATATGTGTAGGCGTTGTACCAAACGGCAGGCCGCGCCATGGCGCACGCGACAGCAAGCCTTTCCGCCCTACAGCTTTTTGACAAATACAAGGATGCTAATAGCGCAGTTGCCGCCCTACGGGGCACCCGACGGCTAATAAGCAAAGGCTAAACCTTGTCAGGCCGCAGGAATGAGTATTCGAAGCGGCTAGTATTGTGCAACGCATGTGCCCCATTCTAGCGAACGTGACAGGTCGCTTCGGTGCCAGCAAGGTTTCCGCAACGTGTTGATCGTACCGCACGAGAATCGGAATGGCGAGGGGCTCAGCCGGAGACAGCCGGAATACCCGATAGTAGCGCAAGCCAAACGTCGGCACCGGATTAGTGAAACGGGAATGCAGACCACAAGCAAAAGCAGGATTTCCAAAACTCACCGCACGAGCCTACCCTACTATAGGAGAAAACAATGCAACACAAATCTGAGCACAAGAATTTCCGGTCGCTACAGTCGTGGAAGAAATCAGCACAGAACGCCGGACTGCAGTTCAAGAAAGTGTCGGTCAGCAAAGACGGAGAGTACTGGCAGATTTATCAGGAAGGCACGATCGTTGGATACTTCGTGACGGGTAGTAAGTCGGGCCACATCCTGCGCGAGGTACTCGATGCATAAAGCACACGACCGTCGCATCTACCACGAACTCCGCGCTGCACTGGCGGAGTTGCCTGTCGCTACGCGCATTCGCATTCTGGAATCACTGAAGCGCCGTCGCGATATGTTGGCCGAGAAGTCAGCGCAATTATGAGTAGAAAATTCGTTGCCGTGCTCGACACGATGTGGGGGACAGTTGGTCGGGCCCCAAAATATTTCTACATCAATCCACGTAATCATTCTGGCAAGCGTCTCTATTGGCTGGCTGGCTGTGACTTGCGCGACTTGCTTGTAGTAAATGCCTGTCCTGAACTGGTCGGACATGCCACAACACACGGTAAGCCGGATGCAGCCTGGCTCGCGCGCTCCTTACGCGCATTGCCAATACCATTTCACAGCGCGACCTTACTGATCTGCGGCAAGGTAGCGCAACGCACATTCGCCGCGTCTGGGATAATCTGGCGCGGTCCTACATATAGTATCGACCATCCAGCTGCTCGGCGGTGGTCGCGCAGTACCCTTGATGCAACACGCAGTCTCATCCAAACAGGAGCATAATATGGTCACAAAGAAAGCCGCAGTTAAGACACCAGACAAAGTCGCCAAGCCGAAGCGCAAGCATGACAAGAAAGCGATTCGTCTCGCCGAGAAGTTGCTGAAGCAGATTCAGAAATTCATCGAGCATGTTAGCATCGGCAACTCGCCGACACGTCCGAGCATCCGCGTCGCGAACGGCAAGGCAATCCGTGAGTCGATCATCGAAGTGCTGAAGGACGAGAAGGACGGATGGGTCGACATGCCGAGTAAGAAGGACCTCAAGGCCGCGCGCAAGGCCGCGAAGGCCAGCAAGAAACGCAAGTAGCCCGACACATACCCTATTATAGGAGACCGCTGTGAAACCTAAATGCACAAATTGCGGCAGTCCGAGTGTTAAGCCGAATGGCTGGTGCCACGACTGCGGCTTACCTGTGATGGATCAGGACGCACAAGATAGCCACGACACAGCGGTCGTCGAAGGCGACATGTTGGCGCGCGACAAGTTGGAACGACACATCGGTCGCCAGTTACGGCAGGGCCTCAGGCATTTCCAAGTCGGCATCAAAGGACCGCGTGGGTTCGTTCGTTCGGTCAATGTGCGTAAACGCACCGTCGTGTTAGAACGCAGTGTAACGCGTCGCAGCAAAGGTAAGCGGAAGGCACGCAAGGAACTCGAAGTTAGAACGGTCGCATGGCATAAGCTTCGACTCTGTGTGCCGGACCGCGCGCAGTATCAGGTCGAGCAGAACTCATCGCAGTCTAACTAACCTACCCTACTATAGGAGAAGCGGACAATGTCTACAAAAATCGAATGCACCGAGTGCCTTGGCATGGGCAAGAAGCTTATTCGCAAGGCAGGCACGGTGAAGATGGTGACATGCAAGTCTTGCGCTGGCAAGGGAAACATCGTGGTCAAGGCTATGACTAAGCCAGCGAAGAAAAAGAATGTGAAGGCCAGCGCAGCAAATGAGCGCAGCACTAAGCGCGCGCTTAAGGACGGTGTCGTAAAGCCAGAAGGTGTGCGTGTAACTACGCGAGATATCGACTCGGGCAACGACGTCATAGGGAAGATGTCGCCTGAGCAGCGCGAGGCAAAGGAAACGATCGAAGACCGCGCTGCATTCTTTGGTTGTCCTGGCAAGGTGCGCGCAGTTCGTAAAGGACCAGTCATCACGTTGTACGAGTTTGCGCCAGCCAGGGCAACGCGCATCAAACGTCTGATCGCTCTGCAGGAAGATTTGGCACTCGCGTTGTCTGCTGAGGCCGTGATGGTGCGGCGCATTCCGGGCAAGGAAGTGATGGGCATCGAGATTTCAAACGAGAGTGACGAGCGCCAGAATGTCGCGTTTCGCGCATCGCTGGCGTCGGTGCGCAAGGCGAAGGCAGACGGCATGGAACTTCCGATGAATCTCGGGACCGATCCGTTTGGCGATCCTATCGTAGATGACTTGGCCACCATGCCTCACTTGTTGATCGCTGGCAGTACGGGCTCAGGCAAGTCAGTGTCATTGAATTGCATCATCAGTTCATTACTCACTGTGTGTCCGCCGTCAGAGTTGGAATTCTACATGATCGATCCGAAAGGTGTGGAGCTCACGCACTATAATGGCATCCCACATATGAAACGCCCGATGGTCACGAGCCCACATTATGCGAAGGACATGCTCGAACACTTGGTCGAGGAAATGCGTGCTCGGTTATTGATGCTCACCCGTCAGGGTGTTCGCGACATTAAGGAATACAACGACCTCGCGAAAAAGTTAGGTACGCTGGCGCCGATGCCACGTATCGTCTGTGTCATCGACGAGTTGGGCGATCTCATGATGCAAGACCGTCGGGCGTTCACGCGTCTCATCGCGGAGATCTCGCAGATTGCTCGAGCCACTGGCATCCACATGATCGCAGCAACGCAACGTCCATCGGTCGACGTACTGTCCGGTCGCATTAAGGTGAATTTTCCAGCCCGCATGGCGTTCAAGGTGACGTCATCGGTTGATTCGCGTACTATTGTCCACCGCAAAGGCGCGGAAGCGCTGCTCGGACGTGGAGACATGTTGTATCAAAGCCCAATACGTAGCGCATGCATTCGTATTCATGCTCCGTGGGTTCCGTTGATCGATGTCAAGGAAATTGCCAATAAGCTAATCGCCGTTGAGAAGCGGCGTCTGCAAGACGAGCAGGACAAGCGCGCTGCATTGGAGGCGCAGCGTCTTAAGGAAGCACGCGAGCGTATGCCCTCGCCGACGGCCAACATCCCGCGGACAACACTGCGCCAAGGTGAAGAGGAGACGATGCAAATCGACTTCGGGTACAACTTGTCTCCTAAGAAGTAGCTGCACTGATTGGTGCAGCAAAGCGCCACGAACATCTCGAGAGTCGTGGCGCTCGTCGTAATGCCTCGAGGATAGGAGAGTGTCACATGTGGGACTGGATCACTTTTATCACGTTGCTTATCTGGGATCCTGTATCACAGGCCTGGGTGGCCGTCACGTTGTCCGTCGTGTTCGGCGTGATCCTCTACAGCTAATACTGTAGTACGATGAACTGACAGTCTGTTATCTAGTATTGTGCTCCGCACAGACTGTCAGTACATCGATCCATCTATCCTACCCTACTATAGGAGACTACGTCCATGACAAAAGCCAAACGCATTCACCCGGAAATCGTATGGAAGAAAGGCGAGACCCGTCCGTGTCAAGGCAAGTGTGGACATCAGCATGTCGCCAAGACTGGACCATGCACAGAGCTCGGCTGTGGTTGTCACGGTAGCTACGGCAAGAAAAAGGCGAGCTAACCATGCTACCCATTCATCGAATCCATGTGCGTCGTTTGTGGCGCGAAGATAATGTTGGACTAATGGGATTCATCGGTGCCGAGCTGGAAGACGGAACATTGGTTGCGCTGTGCTCCGTCGAGAAGTGGATTCTCGGGAGTAACGATTCGCTGCGCAAGCAATGGAAAGACAACGAGCGGAAATTCGTTGGCATCAAGACAATCTACGGCGACGTGACAGAAATGCAACTACGCAAGGACGGACTCGGATCCGGGAAGCTGAAACTCGTTGGTCGTCCCATCATCAGGAAGGAGCGCTGATCATGGACAAGCGCATCCAGAAAAACGAACGCGGAAAAGATGGGGCCTGTCCATCGTGTGGTCGTCGCCATCAGCACCGAGACAGTTGTGGCATCTTACGCCAGCGTCC